GAAAACGTAACGAAGTGTGTCGATGAGATCGTCTCGGGTCTAGCATTGATGGGGTTTGATCGAGTAGGTTATAGTCTACAACCTACGATTAAACACCACATGCACTGTATAACAGCGTTATCTGGAGACTGGATGGCATTCTATAAATACAAGTTGGCTGCTTATGTAGCATATCAACTGGATCAAGAAATGCCACCAGTCCCAGAGCCACTAAAACAGTTAAATGACTCGGCGCACGTACTCATTGGAGGACGAGGTATGCAATGGTTGAAACTCATGGCAAGAAAAGACGTCGATAGATTCGACGAGATAATTGCCACGATCATGAATATGAAACGACCTATGCCACGTCCAGATCAGGAGATGCTCCAAAAAAAAGCCGAAGAAGCCTTTTCAGCTCTTACAAGAGAGGAAAAAACATCTGAAGTCAGTATGGAGGACTCACTATGGTCTGGGGAAGGCATCGATCCCGAATTTACGAGAGAGGGGTTAGAACATGAACTTGTGAGAATAGTCGACGAAATCTTCAAGGGTAAAGAATTTACCTATAAGGATATGGTCGAAACGTTCTTTCCTAGTACAAAAGCTAACTATCTCTCCAGTAGATCCAAGGGAGGGGCTGTCGGTCATATTATGACGAGTAAACTGCTGCAAGGGTTGCATTCCGACCAAAAGTTGGTGGTTGCAAGAGAGCTGACGGGATGGTCAGAAGAGAGGGGTTTCGAGGCATGGGGCAAAGAAGTGGATGACATCCTATTAACCGAAAAGTTCAGAGTACTCATCGAACGTATGGTCGATGAGGCTGTACTGGAGGAGAAGAAAGTCACACTAGTCGCCTTAGCGGAAGCACTAAAGGTTAGAGTTATCAGTAAAGGTCCAGTCCACACTTACACGGTTTTAAAGCCGTTACAAAAATGGATGTGGAAAACACTACGAAACCACGAGAGCGGTACATTCAAATTAATCGGAGAAGAAATATCTCCGGAATATTTAAGTGAACAGCTCGGTGGATTAGCAGCAGAAACGGAAGAATATAAAGACCACTTTGTAAGTGGCGATTATAAAGCCGCAACTGATAATCTAGCACCTTGGGCAAGCGAATGCATCACAAAAGCTATAGGGAAATACATCCAAGATCGAAGGATCAGGAAGTTATTTACCGAGGCGTTGACAGGACACGATATTCAAGATCCAAAGAATCCAAAGGTTTTTAAAAAACAAACCTGGGGACAACTCATGGGATCAATAGTATCTTTTCCGGTCTTATGTATTGTAAACGCGGCCATCTGTAGAAAAGCAAGGGAGAAAGATCTTCAAAGATTTCATCCGACAAGAACGTTATATC